GTCGAGCAAAATAGGTAACCAATTCCCTTTACTTAAAGCAAAGGTAATGGATCAGAGGGTCTGGGCCGAAATGACACAGGTCCCTCTATGGTATAACCCCATTTCACCGAATGGGATTATCCCGGATGCTCTTCGGCCTTTCATGACCGGAAAGCATTTCCTTTCGACTAAGCAAGTGCCGTCGGCACTTATCTTAGCGAAGGCTGGTTCACAGAGCATCTCTAAGAACCAGTCCAGCCTCCTTGACCGTGGATTCACGATTGAGGAGGTCTCGTGGACGGAGACAGGTGAACCTGTCATCCGGACGCGTGCGTTTTCGGGGGGTCAAGCCCCTTCCTATTCGCAATCATTAGCGTCTTTGTTAAAAGATTCTAATGATCTGATGGATTCGGTGACCGAACATCCTGAATCCATCGACGACGAGTATGACCACTCTGGGTCAGAAACGTCGGACACCGATGTTGTCCTCTCAGAGGAGACCATCGGGCAGGTTCGCTTACGAAGAAAACTTCATACGCGAATCAAATACGAGAACCCATGGTTAATCCATGCGGCTAACGTACTCGCCAATATCAGGGGGGAGACCCCTCCTGAGATTGTCGTCTGGTCTGGAGACGGCATCCGTCTCCAAGACCCGCTCCCACCTAGGATCCTAGGACCGAAGTGGGATGGATCTATGAAAAACAAAATTGAATTTCATAAGATCGCTGCCGATGACGTGAAGCGTCACGTCATCTACAGTCACACGCACTGGGGTAGAAAACTACACAGTTTGTGTTCCGGACCCATGAGTGACATCACTCCGTGGGCCCGTCTCCTCCGGACCCGAATCAATCGGTTCCTAAGAGGAGCAGCCGATCCCATCTGGACAACAGATGAGAAGTCGGCTATAGCACCCGAGGGCTGGATAACCAGGTCTCGGAGCTCCCGGGCTTTAAGGCTTATCGAAGTCTTAAAGACCGTAGACGGGATTTTTACACAGAGATATCTGGCAAATCCCGCCGAAGTATGGACATGGGAAAGATTCGACATGTTCACACTTGGAAATCTGTCCCTATTAATAGGAGACGAGTTCCTCGACGGAGAACTACCTCTAGAGGTAGCAACCGTCCGCACTTCCTACTCCATGCTAAAATGGACTAGAAAGTGGTTCAAGCTTGTTTCTCATAGAGGCAAACTTGAAACTGCGACCAAGCCCCCACCAGAAGGAGGGGAATGGTCACGGCAGTTCTGGAGGACTTACCAAGTCCTCAAGTCTGCCAAGGGATACGAATTCCTGTTAATTGCAGGAATTCTATCTCAAACTAGGGGCTGCGGTACACCGCCGAACCTAGTTGTTCTCCAATCGAAACGGGATTTTCTTTTAACCGTTTCAGAGGAGCCACCTGAAGAGCGCGTTACAATGCGCACTCTCAGGAGACTTGCAATAGAGGAGGTGATTAACGACCTCCCTACTGCAGCCGTAACCGGGCTCGCGACTAAGTCACGCGTCACGGTTACATCCGCTGCTTGCTGGGAGAAAACCCGGCGAGAAGGCGGAACGACAGAGAGAATCAAAGAAATGATCCTTTCTGTCGACCCAATGTCTCAGATCCCCATTAGGGACTTAGACAGTGGAAGAATCGAACGTTGGAAATTCCAAGAAGAGTTCGATTCTGTCGGAGAATTGATATTCTGGGTCTCCTTAGACCACGTTCTCCGAACGCCACCGTTAGAGCTTCGAAAAGCTTTTCTAACAGTGGTGAAGGAACCTGGTAAAGCTAGAAGCGTTACCAAGGCCCGAGCTTGCTTAAAGATCGTTCTCGATCTTATAAGTAAGTTATGCTCCGAACCCCTAGCAAAAGGGATCCGTAGCAGCCAGTCTGGAATGAGCGCCTCAAACCACGGCTGGAATCTCTTTAATTCGCTGTCAAGCGAACCAGAGAGAAGCGAAGTCTTCTCTGTTCTCAACAGAGAGGAATTTGCGTTCGAAGGTTACGTTGAACGTATCGACACCTTCGAAGACCTTTTTATGTCCTCAACGGACTATAAATCGGCAACAGATTCACTGGAACATACAGTTGCAATGGATCTTGGAGTGCCCTGGATGCTTAAATGTGGCATCCCCGCACTCTTACGCGGAATTGTAATAGAGACCTGTTACAAGCCGCGTGAAATCTTCTTTAAGGCCACAGGCCTTATTGGAGATTTGGGTGACCCTGCTCCCGAGATGGGAGCGGACATTCGAAAGGTCACTCTTCGTCGCGGGGTTCTCATGGGAGACCCTCTGACGAAGCCGGTACTGCACTTGGTAAACGTGTGCGACCGGCATCTGCAAAACCGGATGACACATCCCGAGTTTTACAGAAGACTCCCGAATTTCAATGAAATAGAGGAGTCTCTCTCGAAGTTTAAGAAAGGCCTGAAGGCCACGAAGTCTTAAATCCGAGAGCTACTTCTTCCGCGTGCGGGTCAACGCACGGAAGAGGTAACGTATAGCCCCAACTGGGGAGCATTTACG